TGCGGTGGCATCCATTGTTTAGGACGCTCCACTTGTTCGCGTGTATCAAGTTCGCGTGTCATACGGTTAGATTTTTCCATTTTCATTTCCTCATTTCTTCAGCAACCTTACGGGCGTACAGCTCCAATGGAACTCCCAGCCGCTTGGCGATATTCACCTGTGTCTGAGTAAGCACGATCTTTTTAGGCGCTGTGCTACGGGTTGCAGGTGCAACAACGTTGGATTTAGTGCGTTGAGGTTTCGCATCAACGGACTCTTCGGCTCCAAACTGCTCCGAGAATCTTTCCCTGATGTCAGCGTCAATACGTCGATAGTATTCTTCGCTGCCAGCTGGTATTCCTTCGCCTACCAAATCTTCATGCAACCCTAGGGCGTATGAAGTCATCCGCTTATTCGGTCCAAACCACTGGTTCTTTTCAGTCCAAGCAAGTAGTTTTTCGTCAAGCGGTGCAGGTCTGGAAGGCTGCGGTGCCATTTGTACAGGAGTTTCTTCCTCCTGTAAAGGGGTGGGTCTAAAATTATTTACCTTTTCTGCCTTCATCTTTGCCGAGGTTAAAGCTTCTTGAGCCTCAACCAAAGCATCAGAATCACCAGATTCGTAAGCCATTTTGTACTGGCGTTTAGCGGCTTCTATTTCATTAGCCACTACCTTTTTAGCTTGTTCAAGTAAAGCAGTTTGGTTTTGATTTACAGAACCTTTGAGCTTTTTATTCTCCTCGGCCAAGCTTTGGGCAAAACGCAACGCTTCGTCTTTCTCCCGTTGAGCGGCTTCTTTAGCGCGACGTTCTTCGTGATAGCCTTTAGTGAAATGTTTGATGCGCTTTTGAACGCCTTCGTCATACTTGGTCAGCTCATCTTCAGCAAACTCTTTTGGCGGTTCAGCCATAGGAGTGCGGCCTCTGTCAGCTAACGGCGTGTCATCTACAACTTCAATTTCCGGCTCTTCGGATTCAGGCTCTACAACCTTGCCGCCTTTACGAGGGTTTTCTTGCGCCTCATCAGGAAATTCAAATTCTGTTTTTTCAATTTCAGCCATGATCTATTCCTTAGTTTGGACGTTGGATACCACGAGGGTCTTGCACAACAGCCTGAATGGAGTCGTCATTTATGAGTCGCCACTCTGTGCCGTGAATTTTCATTCGAGTACCAGTGTTGGGTCTAACCAACACAAAGTCACCAACCTTGCAACTTGGGCCAGATGGGAAACGGCTAGCATCTTTGAAAGCATCAGGGCCAATCTTTGCAACAAATAACACGGGGGATAGAAGCTCCTCGTGGTACATCGCGGTAGCGGACTTTAAAATACCAGTCTCGCTAAACTCCTCTTCTGCCTTGGGCAACATACACAAGATGTGATACGTCGCTGGGTCCGGCACTTGTTTGGCTTTCTCTTCGGCGGAGGTGTTGAGCACACCGCTTAGATCAACCGCACTAACATCAAATTCAGTCATCTTCATATTCCTTAGTCTTACGCACGAGGTCAGCAAGTTCATACTGCGCGGTTTGCAGACCCCGGATAGTCCCGCACAGTTCTTTATAGTGCTCATGGGAGTTAGCTCCACCAGCACTAATCACATCAACCAACTGCTTGATTTGTTCGTCAAGCTTGCTATCTAAGACTTCAAGCAGATTGGCCATCATTCATCCTTCATGGGTTTATTTGTTTGATTCATGGCACGCATCGCCGCCTCTTGAGCGTGAGATAACTTTTGGGCATGGACTTGTCCACCGTGAGCCATCTTCTGTGCGTGAATTTGTTGTTGTTGAGCTTGGGCTTGTTGCTGTTGGGCTTGGGCCTGCTGCAACTGCATTTGCTTAGCAGCTATTTCCAAAGCGTGTAATTCTTGAGCTTGGGAAATTTCTTGCTGTAAACGCATCGCCGCCATCTGTGGGTCTTCTCCAGTTTTAGCCGCGCTTTCGCGAGCCTTAAGAGACAGCTCTTCAGATTTAAGCTGCAAGTCGCCCTTAACTTTAAGCGCTTTAATGTCAGCTTCCTGTCTTCTAATTTCCAGTTCAGCTTGTTGCATTTGAATCAACGGATCCTGAGCCGCTTGCTGTGCCTGCTGTTGCTGGGCTTGTCCCTTGTTCTGAGCCAACAATTGCGTAGCGGCTTGAGCCACCAATCTGGACAACATGACTTCTGCATCTTCCGGCAATTCTGAATCTGGAGCAGGCATGGGAACACCCAACTGCTCTTCGATTTTTTTGCGGTAAGCAAACGCCAAGTGCTCTGAGATGTGAGCCTGAATCTCGGCCATCATTTTCTGAGCCAGAGGATTCTGACCAATCTGCGCCATCAACAACGGGTCTTGCATCATTGAAACGTGAACAGCAATGTGTGCATCGTGATCTTGATAGATAAATGCTTTGGTCGGCTCGCCATTTAAGAAAGCCATGTTCTCGCTTACTGGGTCACGCGGTTTCATGTCATCTTCAACTGGCACCAGCTTGTCAGCATTCTTAATACCCAACACTTCAATCATCTGTCTGTGCAATACAGGCAAGTTGTAAATCTGTGGTGCAGCTTGCGCCAGCTGAATAACAGCCTGGTACTGCATAATCCGCTGAGCCATCGTAGAGCTATTGGGATCAGACACTGGAATAACATCCACCATGTCGTAATCTTCTTGCTTGGCCATGCGGTCGCCGCTAGACGGGTCAAACTCATATTCGCCCGGAGTGTTGTCACGAATAATTGCACGAAGCAGTTTAAATTCCTGCTTCATTGAATAGTGAACGCGGGCTTGAACCGCAGACATATTCTTTAACTGACGCTCTAATAGAGCTAGCGTCGTGCCAACAGGGGCATTAGCCGACATATCAGATACATTCATATCCGCAATAGAACCTAAACGACGGCCTTCTTGCGTGATTTTATCCAGCAAAGCAGCCAAAACTTGGCTTGGCTCCTTGTACGGCAACGTCATAATGTTGTCTCGTACAGTGCCAGAAGGCACATCTACATCCCTAAATTCGCCTGGATTAATGGGTGTGTCGTCACCTTTAATGCGTAAACCGCGTGATTTCAAGCCGCCGGGTAAGTTAGATAGCGTACCAGCGTCCACTAATTGACGCAGAATCGACGTACCAGCGCGGGCATAGCCACCAATTAAGTGAATTAAACCCAATCCATACGCGCCAAAGCCTGGAACATACGTGTACTGCACGAAATGTTGTCTCTTTAAGCGGCGTTTATCTTCCTCTTCCCAGTTTCTACGGATAGCCAGCACTTTAGTTGTGCCTCGATCAATCGTAATGATGTAAGGCAGAGCAATACCGTCTTCATCTTCGTATTCCGGCAGGTCATAATCAATATGAACCTCCAAAATTTGGTACCTGTCGTCATCAGTCAGGGCGTAACCTTGGTCTTCGGCCTTCTTTTTCTCCACATCTGTGTGAATATTGATTGGGTCACCCAGATCTACGTCGCAATAGAAGCCAGAAACCTGTAGTTTCTTAATATCATTCTTAGTTTTGCGCATGATGTGAGTCACACGCTCTGCATTAATCAAGCTAGACGCGCCGTAAGGGATGATTAAGTCTTTGGCAGGGATAAAAATAGCTACTTGACGCTGATATGAAGGGTCGTAGTAGACCTTTTTGAACGCCGCGCCAGCTAAACCCAGCGAATAAAGCATTCTTTCATGCTCTGGTCTGTACTCAGGCATCGCTTCGGTGAGCTGGAAGTTCATATCTTCCCTTACCCGCTCGGCAGCATCTTCTTTTAGCTTGTCAATCGCGCCAATAATTTCCGTTTTGACCGGCCCTTGAGCAGGGAACGTTTCAAGAATAGTCTCACTCTGGAACCGAACAGCGGCCTCTGTAAGGATAGTGGAAAAAACACCACAAGCTCCAAGCCAAGGTTCCGTTCTTTCTTCATACTTCATCCCCAGAACATCTAAACCCTTGACATACATCTCAACCCACTCTTTTCGGGAGTTGATATCAGAGTCAACCATCTCAATAATGTCGGTGGCAATTTTTGCCAAGGTGCCATCATCAAGAACTTCGGCTAAATTTTCATCAAAAGAGCCTTCTACTCTTTCTTCTTCCAACTCAATGACCATCCCGTCCATGCCAATTTTCAACCCTTCAGGGTTTTCAATTTCAATTTCCATCACGGGTTCTGAGTCACCCATTAATGCTTCTAAACCCAATGGGGCCTGGCTCAAAGATTGTTCAATCATGTTTGACCTTAATAGTAATTGCTTTTACGGCGAAAGCTTTGTATCTCTTCATGTTCATCAGATTCCAGACGCAAGAAACCACCCTGCCTAAATCTTATCAGCGCCTGTGTGCTTGAGTCCACCAAGTCATCGTGATCCCCATTAGGAAACGACGCCATCTGCTCAATCACTTCACTCGCCCACCGAGTCTCAGGCGCCCACACTTTACCACTACTGAATAAATCAGTCACGGAATTCAAACGAACAAACTTGTCATTTCCCCTCACGGGTGTGTAGTCCTGAACATAAATCCCCATAGCTCTTAATTCAAATATCAACGGAGCGCCAGCAGCCTTTGCCTCAATGATACAAGTATCAGGCTCCCACTCTCTATAGTGACTAAGCGCTTTCTCTTTTAATTCAGGAAACTCCATCCTCTTTTGAAAAGCATCGAGCAAAATAATATGGATATCCTCTGGGTTTTCATTCAAGTGAAAAACACCCCAAGTCGTACAGGCCGAATAGTCAGACCGCGTATTCTTAGTAAAGGCGGTATCCCAGCTCTGAATAATATATTCACACCTCGGCGGGTCTTCTCCCTCCCACATCTTCCACCATTCTCTCTTTACAAGAGCACCCTCTTCTCCGGTCGGTGCTTGTTGGTACTGGGCATTCCACTTAACAGGGGGAAGCTCTTCCCTTAAAGCAGACAACTCTTTAAAAGACCAGAACTCAGGCCATAGTGGATTACCGCTAGGTAAAATAGCTGGGAACTCGATCACTTCCCACTCGTCAGAAGAGTCTCTCATCGCCGCATCTTTCATCACGCGGCCAGTCAGATCCTTCTCCGCCCAGCGAGTCATCACGATCACAATAGCTCCACCTGGTTGTAAACGTTGTCTTGGGCCAGAGGTGTACCACTCATAAACTCTGTCAAAAACCGTCGGATCTCCGGAGGCTAAAGCAGCTTCTTGTTCTGAATGGGGGTCGTCGATGATCAGTAGGTCGGCACCCTTACCCGTAACCGTACCACCTACGCCGATAGCGAAGTATTCCCCATTCTGATTAGTAGCCCACCGGCCAGCGGCTTTGGAGTCTTGTCGCAAACTTACATCGGGGAAAACGGTCGCGTACTGTTCACTATCCACCAAGTTACGAACCTTCCTACCAAAGCCAACGGCCAGATCAGCCGTGTTCGAACACTGGATGATCTTCTTATTAGGGTACTTTCCTAAGAACCAAGACGGAAGTAGATAAGAAGCAAACTCAGACTTCGTATGTCGGGGAGGCATATTGATGATTAGTCTCTTAAGCTTGCCGTTCGCGATAGCTTCAAACTTCTTAGCCATGATCGCATGGTGCCTACCTCCCACAAAACCCGGCCACATCATCTTGATATAAGCCATAAAGGACTCCTGAGCCTTCTCCCGCTCTAAAGCCCGCCTATACTCATCCACCTCCGCAAGCAATGCTTCCTGCTCTGCAACAGGTAGGTTCTCTAGCAATCTATCTATTTCATTCATCAGGGTTTATACCTATGGGTGTCACAACGTTGTGACCTTTTGAGAAGAATTGAACACTTTCATTCTAACGTTCTGAAGTTAATGTATACCGGTCTTATAGTCCTTCCCCTGCCAGCTTGTTTCTTTAAAACACCAATTTCACATAACCTATTTACTATTTTCATCGTATTAGGCAGCGAACTCTTACCCCGCTGGTAAGCAATATCTCTTAAGGACGGGCTATACCCAAACTCTTTCCACCACTCATCCACAATCAAAAACACTTCCCTCTGTACCTTGGTCATATCCTTACTCCAGCACTCTTCAAACGTTGGTAACTTTCTGGGGGCAATCATTTTCCGATTTATATACACTCCCCCCCATTTCATTTTTCAACTCCTGACGGGGGGTCTTCCTGTATAGAAGGGGTGGGGTCTGGATGATCTGAAAAATTTTGGGACACTTCGTGTGGAGTACTATGCAATAGGGAATGGGACTCCTGCCTGGCGTTCGAGGTGGTGGGGGATGGGTGGGTCTCGCCATCCGCCGATTTTTCCAGGGAAAGCTCCGCCATCAGCGAGTCGGTTTCGATAACGTCTGCGTCAACTGCGTTAGCCTTCATCATGTCTCGAAGTTTCGCCAGTAGCTTTGCCTTAGTGTCTTCGCTAGAGGTAATCACGCGGGTTTCTTTGCGTTCAGTAAAAGCCGCCACTTCTGTAACAGTCCCCAAAGTCTTTGCCGCCGCTACTTTGACGGCGTCTTTTGTTTCGTCGTTTGTAATGACATTCACCAAGGTTTGAATGACAAGAGCCCTTAAGCCTGCGGGGGTTTGATATGCTTGGGCGGCTATTGCGGCCTCATAAGCCGAAATTGTCGACTGGATGTTGTCTTGAGCTTTTAGCTTACTGGCTTTGTTTGCGGCGGTGGTCGGCTTTGCTTTGCTACTGTATGCGCGGCGGTAAGCCTCTGCGCGTGTTTGTCTCATAGCGACCTCTTTACAGAA